AGCGGCGGCGCATGGAAAAACTGGCTGGATACGACTGGCGGAACACTAAGTGGGGCACTAACAGCTAATGGTGGTATCGCTCTTAACTACACAGGTACCGTATCTGGAAGCCCGTTAAACTTCTTCTACGCTCAATACAACATCAATGATCCTCAGACCGAGGCGCGGCCCAATCAAACCTCCCTGTTCGGGCAACTGACTTCAGCCGATAATACACAACCAAGTTTACCTAGTATTTCAGGTTCGTATCTAAATCCAGAAGGGTATACTTGGGGAAATTCTTCTGGAGGCGCAGAAGATTCGCCGGGGTACTACGGTCTTGGCGCGATGGATAATTCCGTTGCGTGGACTTCGGGCTGTACGACAGAGATTGGTGGCGTACCAGGCACTTGTCCTGGGGTGGTATATTGGCTGTCAGGTGTTGAAGGTTACGTGCTTATCGCTACGGGAACTGGTGGTGAGGCGGTTGTTGCTAATGAATATGAAGGACACGGCGCGTCGGTATTAGCTAGGGGGGGCGAGATCGACACACTGAATCTGCTATATGATAATAGAGGATGTAGCAACGGCATTAACGCTGCTATGTGCTATGGATTCCTTGTTAGTCCTAATGCGTCAAACTATAACGGTATTGGTACATACACCCCCTACGCGGGATTACATATTCGTGGTGGTAACTCCACGGTAACAGCAAATGTCTATATAAATGGAACAATACTTTGCTTAGCCAGCGCGCCCACCGGTGCGGGCATTATCCAATACGCAACTGTTACCGGCACAGGGATAACCCCAACACATATTTTAACGGCGGCCAGGGCGGATATACCAAACGGTCATGTGTGCTATAACATTGATGTAAGTCAAACGGCGGGTTCCGCGTCATCCCCGGTTATTGGCGCATCTTTTGCTAACGTATATCAACCTTTATTAGTGCAGAACTATTCTGGTGGGAACGCGCGTATTGGTTTTACGTCAGGTGGGGGGTTTCTTACCCAGGACTATATAGATGGCCGCTACGATTCTACTATCCCGATTGGGCCTTATGTGGCTTTTGGCGCCAATCTTGATGATGAAATGTATATGTGGGGACCTGGGGGAAATCGTGCTGGCGGGGTAGCTATTGGTTTTAGTAGCCTTTCGGCTATTACTTTTCCTAACCCTTATGCGGTATCAATTGGCCCAAGCGGGCTGAATAACACAGGTCCGTATTACTACCAAAATACTGAGGGCGTCACATGCGGGCAAGGTTCTGTTATAGCAACTGGCGGTCTTGTGACAGGGTGCGGTAATGGACAATCGCCACAAGTTAACATTATCACCTTTACTATGCAGGCAGCATTATCTTCGGTAGTACCGGCGGCTAATGGTGGTGGTTCGGGCTATACAACAGGGGAAACTTATACTCCATCTACAGGCACTTGCCCGACCCCCCCGGTAATTACTGTAACGGCCTCCGGCGGAACGGCAACTTCATGGGCCATTACCACAGCGGGTGTGTGTACCGCGCTGCCAAATGTGCCTACAGGACTAACGCCGGTATCTGGCGTGGGCAGCGGTGCATTAGTAGTTGCCGGATTTACTGCAATTGCGCAAACTTATACCCCTTCAGCGGGCATTGTTTATGATGAAGTATGGGCACAAGGTCCGGGTGGTTCGGCTGGTAGTGGCGCGCAATTATTAACTTCAACCACCGGAGGCGGTGGCACTGGTGGCGGTGGTGGTAGCTGCAATTATAATTTATTTACCGCTGCACAACTCAGCACAACAATAACCGTGCAAATTGGCGTGCCAGGATTGCCAGGATTGCCGCCAACAACAATTAGTACTGCCGGAAATAATGCTGGTAATAGTTCAAATACTTATCTTGGCTCATTAATTCGTGGCAATGTTGGTGGTCCCGGTTCGGGTGGATTAATTAATACCGCAGTTGCCGGTGGTGGTGGCGCTGGTACCGCCAATGGTGCAATAGGTGGCGGTGCGGGCGGTGCGGGTGCGGGTGCTGGCACTGCCGGGGTGGCGGGTGGTGGGCCACAAAATGCTAATGCGGGTGCGGCAGGTGGCGGTGCAGCGGCCGGTGGTGGCAGTACTACGGGGGGTGGTGGTGCGGGTGGCGGTGCGGGTGGTGGCGCCGCTGGCGGAATTGCTGGTGGATTATTTACTGCTGGGGCTAATGGCGGCGCACAAACTGCTGCCGGCGAGGTATTAGCTGCGGGATTAGCTGGTACCACGGTTGGCGCTGCCGGTAATAATGGTATTAATCAAACCACGCCGAATTTTTGTAAAGTTGTCGGCTCGGGTGCGGGTGGTGGTGCATCAAATCCATCTGGTCCCGGTGGCAACGGTGGTAACGGCGGAATAGGTTCTGGCGGCGGTGCGGGTGGCGCTGCCGGTAATGGTAATCTGCCGGGTTACGGCGGCCAGTCTGGTCCGGGTATGCTCACTATCGCTGAACATTACTCGTAATAGTGTATACTGACGACTACAACTAAGAAAGGAAAACAAAAATGAAACGCGTAACGCTAGCTACGGTTTTGGGGGCTATGTTTGTTCCGACGATAGCTATGGCCCAAATAGCACCTACCGCGCAGAGTAGGTCCGGTAAACCTCCTTCTGAAACGGTCATCATGCCTCGCGGTCTGGTTATCGCCACTCTACAAGTCTTAACGGCCGTACGTACCCTTCACCCCGACCTTTCTAATACCTCTGTGACGGAAATCGCTAATGACACTATGGCGTGTTTGTCAAATAACAACAATAGCGCTCTGGTTAACGGTCAAGATCAATGTCCAGAGGTAACTAAGGCGATAAAAGATGCAGTCGTAGAGGCAAAAGAGGCTACAGCAGATAAAGATAAATTGGCAAAGGCTAAGACAGACGTAGTTAAGACTCCAAATGAGTCACTACCAGAAGACTCCTCCACTCTTCCGCCGTTAAGCCCTAACACTTCATTACCCGCCGATAAGTAGATAGCGATACTACGCTATAGGCCAACATCCAAATCTGTGATAGAATACTAGTTGAAATATACCTCACGAGGATACTGTTAGTAATGCCAACCGCGCCCGTTAAAGTAGAACATGACGATTTCCCAATAGCTTGCTCGGTTTTTGTGGCTAAGTTAAAGGGAACTCCTGACGAAATATGGAGCAAGGTGTTGGCTAACCGTTATGGTCAAAGAAAGTTTGTATACTCGGAATGGCGTGCGGCATTAGCCAATATTAAGACAGGGGGTTAAAGTTAGCCTTTATGACCGAACCGCTACCGTTTGAACTGCCAATTTTATTCAGTGACTTACCATTTGGTTATAAAACTAAAGGCGGCGTGTATTGTTATACTTGTTTGGTTAACGGTAAGAGTTATGTAGGGTCTGCCGCTAATTTGTCTGTACGTGGAGGGGGCCATACCTATAAATTGGTAAGAAACATACACCCTACTAAACACCTGCAAAATGCGTGGAATAAATATGGCGTAGAAAATTTTGTTTGTAAAATATTGCAGATTGTTCCCTTGACGGGGGATAAGGTGGTCGATGCTAAATCACTAACAGACGCAGAAGATGTTTGGATTGAGAGATTGGACGCCTGCAATCCTGAAAAAGGATACAACACGCGTCGGAAGGCGTCCACTAACCTGGGAACTAAATGGTCTGATGAAGCGAAGATAAACTTCAGTAGAATTAGAACTGGTGTTCCTACAGGCGCAGGAGATGCTATACGCAAGGGCCTATGTGAAAGTCCTAAAAGGCAAGCGTATAACTTAGTATGCGGCCAAAAACTTATAGGGATAAAGCATACAGAGGAAAGACGAAGGAAAAACAGTGAAAGCCATAAGACGAGTGCTTTAGCTATAGCGGCATTAGCTGCGGTTCACGAGTCTTTAAAAGGAACTATTCAATCGCCAGAACGTCGGGCGGCTACTGGTAAGGCTGTTAGAGAGAGTCCCAAGATCCAGGCCCGACGAGAAGCGCGGTACGCAAGTGATTCTATCAAGACCGCTAATAAAGACAACATACAAATAAGTGAGTTTTTCTGTGATATAGTAAATGCGTCGGGTATATACTCTCAACCACCTGTAACTTATAGTAGGATATAGTCGCGTGCCAAATTTAGATGTCCAATTTTTGGGCCAAACATTAATTATTCCAGGTACTTACTACTCAGATAATGTATCTAATGCATTTGTTACTTCTGCGGCATTAGTTCCTCCGCTTGTTTGGCTTTGTTATTCTTATGGTGGAGTTAAAAATACCCCAGTTACCTTTACGGACGCACAAAGCGTTCAAACTTTCCTACGTGGCGCTCCGTGTACGGATATGGTGCCGTTCATATATACTCCATCCGGAGAACTTAATGGCGCGTCGCTAGTTACGATAATTCCGGTTGGCTCAAATACGCCAGCTACGTTCACATACCAAAATTCATCTTCTACAAACGTCCTGACCGTCACTACAGCTAATCAGGGCCTTACCTCTAACCTCATGCAGACTTCCGTTCAATCGGCTTCTGTGTCAGGTGATCTTATCACCTTGTTTGACGGCTACTCGAATACCTCTATTTACGCTGACAACCTTGGCGAACCGTTTCAGATTGCTTATGCGGGTAATGCTACTGGTGTTACTTTCACAACTACTGTGGTTGGCGGCGCGGCTACTACCTTTACTACTTCCGGTGCGCCAACAGGACAAAATCTAAACATTCCTCTTGGAACTACCGGCTACACAACTGTTACAGAACTAGTCGAATACATCAACGGAACGGGCTTCTACACTGCACAGGTATTGACTGGTGGTCCTAACTACTCTCATGGCCAGCTACCTACCAACTTGCTTGACGCGCATACTAATATCGCCCTTGCGCCTTTGTCCAGCGGTTCTCCTGTTTACACTAATGTAGGCGCGGGACTTAACGATGTCCAGTATTGGATGCAAACAGCGGCTTCAAGTTTTGTTACTAACCCATCCCTGCTTGTAACGTCCAGCAAAACCAACTTGCCGACGACTATCCCGCTTACACACTTCTCTGGTGGCACAAACGTTCCGCCTATTCTATCCGACTACGCAGCGGGGCTTAATGTGGCTCTTGGTGTACCGGCGTGGGTTGTGATTGCGGATCAGAATATAACCGGCCTACCGGCTCTTCTAGCCCAACACGCGCTAACAGCTAGTTCTATACCATACCGTGCTTGGCGCCGCGCCGTTAGCGGGTCTAATATCGGGGATAGTATAGCTGTCACAACGGCTATGTCAACCTCGCTTAATGAAATCCAGATGACTTACTGCTATCCTGGTATTTACCGCAACAACCAGACCACAGGAGTCAATACCCTTTATGGTGGCTATTACGTAGCAGCGGCGGTGGCGGGTATCATGGCGGGTAATCCTGTTATGACGCCTCTCACAAATAAGTCGCTTACAGGTAATGGCGTTGAAGTTCAGTTGTCAACCAGTGAGGTTGATACCGTGCAGCAAGCGGGCGTTCTCCCGATTTGGGTTTCGCCAACAACCAATGTGCCAACTATCATTTCTGATTTTACAACTTGGCAGAATGACGCTAACCCAGAGAATGTGTTTAACCAGCAAGTAGCAGGCCGTCAATATCTGGCTTACGTGATGGTTCAGGCCATGGCGCCGTATATTGGAACGATCGAATCACGTTTCAGTATTCAAACTCAGAAGGCCGCTGCTACCGCCGCATTGAATGGGCAGCTTATTAACGCTGCTGGGACGGTAGGTGTGCTGAATTCATGGGACGTTAACTCTTTGAATTTCACCTACACAGGGTCGCAACAGCTAACTACTGTAACCTTCAACTGCACCTTTGTTGGTCAGAATAGATTTACTACAATTGAAGCCTTCGTGCAGCCTCTTAACTTGACTGCTTAATAAGGAGTAACGATCATTCCTGGTTTTAATGCACAAACGATTGTCAATAAGGTTCGCACGGGTAATGGCGTTGCTATTCTCGTCGGTGACGTTCCTGTTGGCTTTGGACAAACATCTACACAGACTTTGGCGTTCAATCTAGAACGGTACTTTGGTATCGGATCAAAGAAGGTTCAAGAACAACAGCAGCTTCGATACGAACCGTCTATCACTCTTGACTCTCTCCAACTAACAGCATCGGGATTAGCCTATTTTGGTTATACGACTACTTGGATTGATATTCTAGTAAACACAGAACTGAATATTGCTTTGGTAGACCAATCGGGAAACGTAATTCTAACCTTCATAGCATGCACCGCGCAAGATTACACATCTACTGTTCCGGCAAACCAAACTGTCACAGAGGCTACTACTTTTGCGGCTATGGATGTATGGGATTCTACAGGAACCTCTATTCTTAATGACGGGGCCTCGGCTATTCTCGTGAACGTAGTTGGTGGAGCGGCCTCTGTAGTTCTAGCATCCGGCACATAAAAACAGCAATAAGGGATAAATAATGCCAGCCGAACTTACACAAACAACTATTGAAGTAGTAAGTGATGAAGAGACTTTTGTGTTCCGTATTCCTTCCGTGCGTGAATTTGCCAGAGTAGGTACAAGGTCCCACGCGCTTCGCGCTGCTGATTCGCCAACTACTAATGGGTCTGAGTGGGGGTTAGACCCTATGACCGCTGATCTATATCGCGGAATGGCTTTATTTGAAGTGCTTCTTGAGCGCGCAGATTGCAAAGATAATTGGCCCTTTACTGAAGTTGACGGAAAGCCTCGCGTTGATTCATCTAAATTTCCTCCACAGGTTACTTTTACAGTAATTGATGTGCAGAGGAGGTTCGATGAGGCTTACCGGAAATTTCTTGACGGATGGTCTGGTAACGGAGTCAAGTCTAGCGAAAGCCCTGTGGCTAACTAGTCAAACGGTTAATCGCCCTGCTTGGGAGTTACTAGGTCAGGCTGAACCGTCAGAAGCTTGGCTTACTTGGACTCTTGAGATGGCAAATAAATATCCTGCTGGTTCCCTAAAATTTGAACGCCCAACTGACACCGAAGCAAAGATAGCTTTTCAGGTATCTGCTGTTGGCTGGGATAATGTGTTATGTGGAAAAGCTCTATCCAAGTTTCGTGGTAGATTCGTTGTGCCGGGATTGGCTGAATTCACAAAGAACCAAAAATTGCTTGATAACCGAATGAGTGCGATGGGATAGAATATGCCTAATCCAACTGTTAATATAAAAGGTCGATTCGGTAGTGGCGAAAAGGGTGGTCAGGAAGAACTACGAAACCAACGAACTATAGACAGATTTAATAGAAACTTTGAAGATCAGATAGGTTTGAATGCAGGCGAACTAAGAAAAGCTGCTGATTATTTTAATACACAGTTTAATTTGGCCGCCCGTGCGTTACGCCAAGAAGCAGATTATTTTAATCGTAATATTGATATGGCGGCTAAACATCTTCGTTCAGCAGCAGACTACGAAAACAATTTACGTGACGCGCAATACAAGCGATCTAGGTCCCTTGCTGAATACGAGAATCGTGATAGAGACGCCATAGTCAGAAAACAACAAAAACAATCGGATCAAGACTATCGTCGTAGTAGGTCGCTTGCTGAATACGAGAATCGGGAGGACGACGCTAAATATAGACGCCAGCGCGCCTTCGCGGAGTATGTCAACAGAGAACAGGATTTGGTCAACCGTAAACGTAAGAGAGATGATGATCAAAAATATAAGACAGAACGCTCATTAGCTGAATTAGAGAATCGTGATAGAGACATAGCTAATAAGCAGCGTAGTATGGCGGATGCTATTCGTAGACGTGAGGATGATAAGGCTTATAGGGAAGCGCGTGCATTAGCTCAATTAGAAAATCAAAACAGGGACGCGGCGGCTAGAAAGGCGGCTCAAGCGGCTAGGACTAAAAGTTCGTCTATATTCGGTTCTTCTTCTGAAAGATACGAGGCATACGAGGAAGATAGGATACGGTCAAGAGCGACATCATCGGGGAGATCAGCCATGTTTGGTTCCCCTACAGAGCGATACGAGGCTTATGAAGAAGATAGGCGTAGATCACGTATGGCTAATCGTCCTGGCTTTATAGGGCGTATGGGGCTTGGTGCGGCTAGATTTGTTGGCGGTAGACGTGCTGAAGGTGCTTTAGGGCATATTCTCGGTTATGGTGGAGGCGGTGGAGGCGGTGGAGGCGGTGGAGGCATTGGCGACATTGGCGAACTTGGTGTGGCTGGTAGATTAGGGGCCGCGGGAGTTGTAGCAGCAGGGGTGTACGAAGTTGCCAAGACAGCCGTTATGTTACCATCTATTTATTCAAGATTTCTTGGCGGTATTAGTTCTGCGGCGCAACCTTATTGGGATCTTCGCGAGGGCGCGGCTAATGTTGGACGAATGGGAGGCTTTGAAGGTCGCGGGTTGTCTAACGCGTTTCATCCGGATAACGGAACTACCCCTGCATGGATGGCACAAACGAACGCTTCCCCTCAAGGAGCTATGGCCGCGCTACAATCTTACGGTTTGCCTGTTACAAGTTCGGGATACGGGGAAGATATAGCCAAGAAATCGTTTCAGGCTAACACGTTGCCGTTTCTAGGTGGTCTAGGTGCGGATAGGTACGCAAGTTCGTTTGGCCAATATAAAACAAGAGGCGGTGGCGGCAGCTATGATGAGTATCTAGGACAATTACAAAAAACTATGTATAGCGCTAATGTTCTTAGCTTAGATCACAGCCAGGTACTAGGTAATATCGAAGATTTGATGCGGGCACAGGTATCTTTAGGTTATGCACGGCCGAATGCCGGGACCACAAGTGATATGTTTATGCGGATGGCGTCGTCGGGTGCTCCAAGTGCCAGAACCGGCGAAATGCAAATGACCACGCAGCAATCGGTTGCACAAACAATGTCGGGGGCCGGATACGGCGGTAATGCGGCGGTCAATACCATGTTGCATGCTTCTTTTAGTAAAGCGGGGTCCCCGAAAGACCGGAAAGGAATGGCGGCTTGGTTAGGTACGGATTATGATAAACAGGATGGCGCTCATAAATGGATTATAGATCAAGCGGTAGATGCGGCGCAACATGGTGACGAGGCCGGCGTATTTAAGATATTGGCGGATGGTGGATTACTAGATCCAGGAACCGTGCAGAGACTAGCGGGTTCATCGGGTATGATACCAAAAGGATACGCGGGTGGATTGGTCACTCAAGCAATGACGGGAATACCTCTATTGACACAGGGGGCTTTGGCTTCGGGTACTGACATGTCAGGGGTTTCTGACGCTTTGCACCCTACGGACAGGGTTAGACAGGCGCACGATATACTAAGAGGTTATGGGCATAGTGAGGCGGAAACAGCAGCTATTCTTGGCGGGTTGACTGTTGAGAGCGGCCCTAATTTGGATCTACAGAGAAATACTAAAAAAGGACTGCATTTAGGGATAGAGCAGTTGGGAGACGATAGGCTACAGGCATATATTGCTAAATATGGGCATTCTCCAGAAAACGCTCCTCTCGCGGAGCAGATGGAGAACTGGCAAAGGGAGTGGACAGGATCGGAGTCTAAAGCGGCGGGAGAGGTCAGCCGTGCTACTAGTATGTATGGTGCTGGCGTAGGGGCGGTTACATATGGCGGTAGATTTGAACGTAACGGTGACCCTAATGCAATGGAGAAAGCCGGCGAAAGGGCCAATGATTATCTGACCGCTTTTCAGAACCTACCGGAATACTATAAGGGTAAAACGGGGCAAGAGCAACAGGCTTTAGATCCAGCTAAACAAGCATCGGACGCAATGACATTTATAGGGGACACCGTAGGCCCAACTCTCAGTACGTTTAGCAGTAAAGTGGTCGAAGCTTCCCACGCAGTAGAAATGTTTATAACTTCGTTGGGCAATAAGAGCGGCAGCAACAGCGTAGATTTTGGTTATATGGAGCCGACTACTGGCGCTTACATTCCTAGTGGCATTGCTGGGGCTAAGGCCCCCGTACGATAATGTCAGGCAGCACTTACAACGTATCCGCGCCTCGCGTATTTATAGATGTGTACCCGTATGAAGGAGGACAGTTTACCGTATCAGGTAACTCGGCTGCGTTTATATCTATGTCTACGTCAAAGCATATCATGAACGGCGGGAGCGGGCAATTCACATTAAATCTTGCCCCAGGCGGTCCTTACGGGCTTAATTCCAGACCTACTTGGATGGACATATTCACGCCATTTAGCCTTGTAGTTATAGGCATGCAGCGGGCTACACACGTCGCAGTGGTTATGGTTGGTCTAGTTGTTTCTACAGAAGAAGTCCAGAACAGATCGTTTAATGGCGTGCAAAGAGCAATTAGGGTCAACGGTGAGGATTTCACTAGGATATTTAACGCCTTTTGCTACTACAATTTGAACCTACAATTAGGCATTCCCCAAGGTCCGTTTGGTTTGTTTGGTATGCCTACTACAATATCTGGCGCGGCACAAGGTACCCCGGCTAAAGTAGGTTCTGTTTGGTATAACCAGATTATGAATTCACCTTCTTTGCTTGGTAGCACAGCCTTTGCGTACAGAGGAAGCAGACCGACATTCTTTGATTTGATGGCGACGTGGTTTGAGGCGTATCCAGCCAATATAGACATACCGACTATTGCGCCTTTTTTAGCAGATGAGGGAACATGGCTAAATAAATTCTTAACATTCTTTCCATTTCCGTGGTACGAGTTCTTTATCCAGACTGCACCAGTCGGGTACTATGGTAGCGCTACAAGTCCTAACACTCAGGCTTCCGTAACTATCAGTAGTTCTGGCGGTGAATTAAATATTGATGAGACCATAACCGCTGCGCCTATAGGAATTACAACAGCAAACACTCCAATTGTTATGAACGGGTATCCGCCTGTTAGTCCTACATTAGTCGCAAGAGTCAACCCGTTACCTTTTCTCGGCGCGTCAGGTAATTCAGGTAGTCCCACTTATTCTGTTGATTTGTCTAAGTGGAATGCTTTGCCTGTTTTTGGTATGGATGGTGGACACGGTACAATTGGACAAACGCTTGGCTATTCGGATGTAGAAGTTCGTAACTACTACGTATTTGCTCCGACATGGCTATTAACTTCGTTTGGTCAATCTAATGGTTCTATAACGCCTTTTCAATTGCTTTTTACTTCATGGGTAGATCAGGCGTCGATACATCGATATGGTTTTCGCCCTAATAATGCTGAAGTAAGATGGATGGCGGATTCTGGTATTTTTGCTCAATCACAGGCGGCATCTGGTAATAGTTCGTCCGCTTTTCAGCAACTAGCCGCCACATTGTCTTTACGTCCTGTATCTTATTACGAGCCCACACCTAACATGCTTCGCGGTGCTGTACGAATGGAATTACGCCCAGATATATTACCGGGAAATACTTTTACTTTTGTGCCTTACCGTGATGGTGTAAAATGGACTTTTTATATTGAAGGCGTATCGCATAGTGTCCCTTTTGGAAGCGTAGCAACCACAGAACTTACTTTAACAAGGGGTTTACGAACAGAAGATTATAGCAATTCGGCTCTGATGACGGCGCTACTAACTGGCAATGCGCAAAGAATAAACGGGCAGTTACAGATAGGGCTACCAGAAGGAATAGGTCAACCGCTTATACCTGTTAATCTTGATACTATCCAAGGTGTAGTATTCGGGCTGTCTCAGTCTTTCAACGCGCCTCGCGGCAATAGCGCCTCTGGTCCTTAATGGTGGTATAATACCGAATGTTTCCGTCATTAGCAGTTTGTCAGGTTACAGGAAGAAGCACGAACCCTTGGGGAGTTTACGTTATGCATCCTACTGTGCAGGCGACGGGTATTCTTGTACAGATGGGGCTTCCTGGTTCGGCCGATGCGCTAAGGGTTAACCAGCCTGCTTTGCCGACAAATGGTACATGGGGGCTTTGTGCTTTTCCTTACGGTGATTCTAGAAATGGGGTTTGGGTGTGTAGTGTTTATACCCAAGGAAATTCGGCGATTTACAATGCGAGTCCTGATGTGTCTTACCACGCGCATCCATCCGGTGCTTGGACTCTTATAGACCAAATCGGAAATACCACGCTCTCTTTGCCTGATGGGTCGTACGTAGCCTTTGGAAATGGTGGGACCAAACCCGAGCTTACCAGACAGACAGTGAATGCCCAACAGCAAGTTGTTAGTATTCCGTATCCAGATAGCACAAGACAGGCATCTGCGCCTCCCGCTTTTCCTATGACTCTTAATCTTGCTTCTGGTACAAGCATAAAAGTAGATACGTCTGGAAATGCTACGTTAAACCTCAAAGCCGGGGCTACGTTTAACATTACTCAGGGCGGTTCGGCTACTGATTTCTTGGCTTTGGTGAGCAAATTAGTGGAGGCGTTCAATACCCACTATCATATAGGTTCGTCAAGTAGCCAAGTACCAGAAGTTCAATGGACCGCGGATACCGTTAAATCTACATTAATAAACATTCAGGAATAAGGCGTGGCATCTCCTTCGTATTTTTTCCCGAACAATACTTTGAAGGCGCAATCAGCGGCATTCGCATTATGGCCGAGCGGAGCGGTTGTACCTGTTTGGACTGAAAAAGCCGCGTACTCTATGAATGCCACGGGAGTATTTACCGCTTTAACTTTGCCATCTTCCGCCACCGATCCTGTTATTTGGTCTGATGCTACTCGTACGGGGCATGGATATTTTGGTTGCGCAGCGGATGGGGTAGGTGGCGTATGGATGTCGGCGGATTACGGGAAACTAGCCTATTTGCCTTATCCCAATACCTCATCAGGTTTTATCGTTGATACACCAGTAACCGAGGCGCTCGTTGGGTTAGTTGTAACAGGCATTGCGAGTAGCGGCAATACTGCTATAGCGTTAGATGCATCAGGAAACATATACACTTCTACATCTCGGTATCCTGGTGTTTTGAATACTTTACCTGTTGGATTTAACACGCTCTGCAAGGGGCTGTCAACAGATAACGTAAATCTGTACACGGCAGAACCACTTGTCGGCCGCTTAGGTATTATGAATTTGGTAAGCAGGGCGGTGTCTTATTCTGCTACCCCTATGGTCCTTCCTGGTATTGTGGCGGCTTCTGCATCTGGTGTAGCAGTTGGCGGATGGTCTTATGCATCCCTACCCTCTGGCGCCATTGCATTTGCCGCGTCTAGTTCGGCAGCGTCAACCATGGCCGCATTTGCTCAACCAGCTATTGTAGCCTTGCTATCTGGCATTGATCCGTATTGGACAATTTCTTCTCAATTAACAGGACTTACTTCTTGCACGGCTATTGCGTGGAACCCTGACGATTCACAAATACTAGCCTCGGTCGCGAGTGGTGTTACGGTTGTTGGAGTGTTAGAAGGGAATCTAGTACTAGATCAGCAACTATCTGTACCTGGTGCCGCTTCTGTAGCTATAACTCCGGATGGATCAAATGCCCTTGTCTGTGTACCCTCTTCTAACGAAATAACTGTTCTTATAAACGATCTAGATATATGGTCGGTAGGAACTTCATTTGCAATAGCTGATCCTGTCGCGGTGATGATTACGAGTGCTACGGCTGGATGGGCCATTTCTGGAACAAATGTATATCCTCTTATCAGGGCCGGAAATGTCTGGTCAACTGAACCACCACTAGCACTTGGTTTTACTGGAATCGCGGTAGGAGAAGATGCTTATGGGAATGTTTACATAACCGGCGGCACTGGGACTACAGGGTATTTGGCTATTATTGATTCTGGCGCTATCGTAGACACGGTTACTTGGACAGGCGATGGTTACGGCATAAGTATGACTTTTGAGTTAGGCCAATGCGCGGTTCTTTTATCAGATAATCAAACAATACGGGCTTTTGGCGTTATATCGGGCCAGATAACGGAAGAGGGGATTACAGGGGTAGCAGTCCCAACAGGATGCTCTTTTATAGGCGGTACACCTTCTAGTGTTTGGTTATGCGGAACATCGGCTATAGAACAATGCTGGTGGGGGAAGCCGTACGCTCTGCATCGATACAGAACGGGTCAGATTGGTCTTTACAACGGAAGTTCGTGGGCGTCAGCTAGTCTTGGTATTTTTCACGACCCCTCTGCCATAGCGTGGGATGCATCTGGTAATATCTGGGTGGCAACAGCGGAGAATGATCTTTACGCGTTCTCATCTACGTTAACTCAAACTTCATACAATGCTATTCCAGATTACACGGGGCAAGTTCCTGGTACGATGATGGGTATTTCATCTTTGACATGGTGGAATGATAGCCTGTACGCGACTACATTATTTCCTGGCGCGGTCATCAACATTCTGCCTTAGTGGTTCAGTTTGAAATCTGTGATATACTAACCGCCTAATGTCCTCTCTCACCAATGTCATGATCCGCTCTTACAAATATAGACTTTTACCCAAAAATCACCAGCACGAAGCGCTTCAACTTTGGAGATTTCAAAATGAGTCACTACCGTCAGATAAACTATGTCCGGCGTTGTTAACGCATTACTGAACGCGGTTGAACAGAGCTTTTCTACTTTACCGGTTTCTATCGCTGGTAATGGTGTCGCGCTATACGCTCTTTCAATCAGAAGCCCCGGTAATGCATCGGCCCCTGTTCCTGGTTTCACCTATATATTTCCTATGTCCCCGCAAGGGGTGCGTAAAGAAACCCCAGCCCTAAATGCTATATATGACGTGCAAGGGCCACCAAATACCGGGGGCGTAACGAGAATGGTGGATATGTGGGGCCAAGCGCCGCCTATGTATGTGCTGAGAGGCACTACGGGTTGGAAACGTCATTCTACCGATGGATTCGCGCTATCGGGTAAAGCCTCTCTTGTAGCTATTCAAACACTATTATCCCAATTTGCTATGCTTAACCAACAGCAGATGCAGCAGCAGGCTACTACGTTTTATACGCTTGAACTTTATGATTATTGGACTAATGAGTTTTGGCAAGTCGTTCCTGTTGGCCCGCAAGGTATTGAGCAAGGCGCTGATCGTCCTATTATGGGGTTTTATACTTTCAGATTTGCGGCTATTCAACCAGTGAATTCTCCCATTCCTCCTCTGGCAGTAGACGCGCTCGTATCATTATTGTCTCTAGGGGCGCAACAAGCGACGGTGGCTTTTGATAATTTCAGTTCAAATGTGATTAGTAAATATGCCTAGTTTTCTAAACGTAACCCCGTATGTCAATTCGGTATGGAACTGTGCGTATAATTCACTTAGCTACGCGAATGCAACTCTCTCAACGCTAAGTAGCGGCGCGGAACTGGTATTAGCTAAGGCCCTTGCGCAGACGTTGAGAAATTCCCGCGATGCCATAGATGCTAATCAGCTTGGTATAGCCGCTGCAAACGGGTACTTGGTACTAGGACCGACTCTTGCTGTCCCCTGCGGTTTACCGGCCTCTACGCTTGCTTATATTCAAAACCGCCTGTACGCCTTGCAGTCTTTTGCAATAGCTCTACAGAACTTGCAACCCGCTCCTGTAGCGACACCTTCAAATTCACTATCAACAGGTAATCCCGCTATGCCTGATCCTCTTCTTTTGGAGTATATGGTTGGATTTTCAGCGGAAGGACTGCCTGGTGGCATATCGGCATCAACATTTGCGATATATGCACAGAACGAAGCGGATGCGTGGTTGTCTTATGCGGTGGCGCTACAAGGGCTTGTATCCAATCAGGCTATAGACGAAATGAACTACATGGCTGCTGCATCTCAAACTGTGGCAACGGCTATAGCTAATGTTTCTATATCTCCAAACGCATCTTTAGTTAGCGCATGGAATGGTATGGTGTCTCTTCCCGCTATTGCCAGATATGCTTCAAGCGATGCTACAGATCCTACTAGTTCGGGATCACAACAAACTGCCGTAATCAAAAATATAGTAGGTCAATCTCTCTATAATACCTATGTGCTTGTAGTCAATTTGTCACAGGCAATTCCATCGGTCGTAAATACGGTAACGGTAAGAAACAATGATTCTCTTATGGCGATTGCGGCCAGAACTCTTGGTGATTACACTCAATGGCAATCCATAGCACAAGCAAATAATCTTATTCCGCCATATATAGCACCTGTTTCCGCGCCGGGCGTTGCGGGATGGGGCCAAAATATATATCTACCAACATCGTCAGGGACCGCAACTACAGTTCCACCAGCGGCATATGAGGCAACGTTCCTAGGGACGGATTTTTGGTATGGTCCTATCAACCAGGATATGTTGCCGTGGACGGGAGATATATTGACTATATCGGGTAACCAGAACTTGGCGTTTTCGCTTGGTAGACGTTTGCAGACTACGTTAGGTACGCTGCTTTTTCACAGCGACTTTGGTAGCAGGGTGCCACCAGAGATAGGCAATGTAACTACCCAAGATACGGTAGGGCAAATAGTAGCGTTCGCAGAATCGGCTTTGGCCAGTGACAACAGAGTGGCACAAGTGCTTTCGGTTAATGCTACGGTGTTGGCGTCTTACGCGATCAATATTGCTGGGACGGTATTACCAAAAGGACTTACTGGTAATTACAGTATTTCGGTGAATGCCAGTTTGAGTCCAATAGTGGCGGGGCTGACTTAATGTATTTGACAATTGCCAACAGAATAGTCGGCATAAAGGTCGCAGCGTAGTAGAGCCGTGTGAGATGAAAGCACATCTATCATTAGTTTATTATTTAAGTAGGTTATGTCGTCGCGACCATTGCAATTTAGTTTTAGATACACCCTGTCGTCGTCTATTTTGGTGCCAGTCATATTACACGCTACATTTTGTTCAATAACAGTATGCGAAATGCTTCCCTTATACATCAATCCTGCGACTGCGAAGGATAAAAGCAGAAGTGATATAAAAACAGCCCAATGGGGCACGAAATCGGCTTTTTTGAAAGTATTAAACATCAGGAATATCCTTGAATTGAATAGTAGGACAGAATTTCTTTTTAATTGCTACGATATACGCGATAACGAGCGACAGGAAACCCGGTTCTTTTTGCTGTAAATTTGCATTTCTGGTTTTGATAGTTTCTGTGACCCAAGTACCTCCTTGAGTAATTCCGGCCAATGCGGCCAAAAAAGTAATGGCGCCAAGTATGATACCTGTAACAACAAGAAGCGCGCCGCCAACACTGGCGAATTTAAACAAAATAAAAGGTAAAACAAGAACAACGAACACAACCCATATGTAGAGCGCGAACACAGAGGTAAAAATAAGGCTGCCCCACATTAGCGTTCGGAAAAAATGACACAGGTTTGTGCCCTTAGCAGCGTACTTGCTATTTCTATCGTCCCACCCACCACAAAAATTATCAAGTGCGCGACAGGACCAAAAGAACCATGCTACATACCATCTGTTGGCGCTTAGATTCATGACTTTCTCCTTTTTATGTAGTGTTGAACCGGCGATACTACGAGATAGGCGTGCTGTGGCGCCTCGTTTTATGTACCTACCTACAGAGCCTTACGAATGGGCCAGTGGCTCCTACCGCACCATTAACGACCCTTACAACTTGGGTATGCCGGTAGGCTCTCGGTAGTGACTCATTTTGAAATCTCCAAACTGATATTTCCGAATCGACGCTT